GCTGTTCCATTGACGACTTCCTCAATTGCAGGATGTTTTCTACCAAATGGGGTATTACTCATGAATTTTGGGATACCTTTACCACATTGGTTTTTATGTAAGTCAAATAAAGATAAACCTGTATGTTCGTCTTTATATGCTTTCATGAATGGTTTCAAGTGTTGGTAAGAACAGTTCAAATAACGAGCAGCAGCCATTACTGAACGAGTCTGTTTCATTGCTCTTAAGCAATCCTCTTTTGATATGGGTTTTGGGTGGGCCATATTTTATTCTAATCCGTCAAGCAATGTCTCGTCCCATTCGGAAATGTTATCGTCTCCATCATCATTCATTTCCGAATCCTCAAGTTTATCAAAAGATATTTTTTTCTTGTTGGCTTTCTCTAATTTTTCAAATTCTTCTGGTTCCATCAAAACAACATCTACCCATGTATTATCTTTATCTCCAAACATAATAGGCATTCCTCGTTTTGCTCCCGTTGTTGAACAATCAACACAAGTTTTTGCTGTTGGAAGTGCCTTGATTCTTAAAGGGTTAATTTCCTGTTTGCATTTAATACAAAATTTTGCTTCATTTGTCATTCGTATCGTTTTATAAATTTGTATAGTTGTGTTGGGGTTTTGATGATGTGTTGTTTTTGATCCTCATCGATCAAAGGATAAACTTCTCCATCCGGAGTTAAGCTATCAAACACCCACCACAATATAATTGCTGTTTTCATTTCACCATAATGTTTTTTCATTAACATTTCAAGGGATTTTGAAAACGGGTTATCATATTTTTCAAAATTAATTCCAATTTGAGATAAAAAAGCACCTGCTGCTTCTATCTGGCATAAGTGGGTTACTAGTTCATGGAAAAATAGTTCTTCTTTTCGTTTTAGTGATTTTGGGTTCTCCTCTATTTTTCCGTTTTGACCTAAAAGTTCACTTAAATTTTTGAATTTTTCTTCCATTGCTCTACTCTAAATATTTTTAAAAAATCTTCTATGCTCATGTTTTTGATATGCGAAGCTATCAAAATAGCATCTTCTAAATCAATGGCCTCAAATTTACCGTATGGTTCCTTTTTAGGATCCAATTTGCTATAGTATATGTATAAGTTCATATTATATAATTTCAAATTCAATTTCTATGTCATTTAATCCCCAATTCTTATCATTTTTTGATTCAGAAAAATATTCAACCCAATCCCATGGATTATTATAATGTTGTTTAGAAGGGGATGAACCATCATTCCCCATTCCTGTATGGGATAGATGATATAATGGTAAATCAAAATGTGCTTTTAAATCAAACCCATTTAAAACTGCTTTCTTTTGTACATTTGTATCATTAAAGCAAGAATATATCATTTCTTCTTCAAATCCCTTAATTTGTTCCCAAACATGTTTATGAGCTAATTGGAAATCACCACAGCAATTTATCAAACTATATTTATCATTTGGAGTTACTTGAGCTGGGAGATATCGAGGTTCACTTTCACTATCCATTTTGTCTCTAAAATCTCTCCAGTTTTCAAATCCCATTTTTTCTAATTCAGAATATTCTACGTCTCTTCTAGACACTGAATAGAATGTATTTTTATCAGAAGTAGAAAGGAAATTTGTAAGGTATTCTTTTTTAGGTGCAATAATATCCATTGTAGAACATACAATCCAATCAGCTTGGCATCTTCTTAACATTAAGTTTTGGGATAATACTCCATTAAATGGACTTACATTGGGATTGTAGCGAGTTAATATTGATGATGTTTGTTCATCTATAACAAAATGTCTAATTTTTCCAACATTAGGAATACGATCTTTTAAATCCCATAAAATAGGATTTTTATCGGATGGGGTATTCCAATCACAAAACCAAACTTCATCAAATGTTTCTATCATCGATGTTAAACAAGCTATAATTCTTTCATCTTCTTTATACCCATCGTTTCTACATCCTAATAATATTGCTGTTTTTTCCATTATTTATTTTTTATAGTAATTTACCCAATATTCAATCATTTCATCTAACATAGTTTCAAATGTATATTTATGTTTCCAATCCGTTGTTTTAACTAATTTAGATGAATCCCCTTTTAAATTATGTAATTCCTCAGGGCGTAAATATTTTTCATCAACTTTAACATATTTCCTAAAATCCATATCTAAAGATGAAAATACATATTCACATAATTCAGCTACTGAGTGGGATATTCCGGTAGCACATACATAATCACCAGGTTCATCTAATTGAAGAATTTCCCACATTGCACGTACATAATCTTTAGCATGCCCCCAATCACGGGTAGCATCTAAATTACCTAATTTTAATTCATTAGATAAACCTAATTTAATTTTAACGGCTTCTTTACATACTTTATTCGTTACAAAGTTTGTACCTCGTCTTGGTGATTCGTGATTAAATAAAATACCATTGGAGATGAACATTCCATATGAGTGTCTATAATTTCTACTAATATTATAGGCATATACTTTAGCACATCCATATGGTGAAACTGGGTTGAGTTGGGTGGATTCCCTTTGATATCCATCATCATCAACTGTATTCCCAAACATTTCTGATGATGATGCTTGATATATCTTTGTATCTGGTTTGATTAATCTAGCGGCCTCTAATAAGTTTAAGGCTCCAACTCCCGTAGCTTGTGCTGTATAGACTGGTTGGTCAAATGAAATTCCAACATGGGATTGGGCCGCTAAGTTATAGATTTCGTCAGGCATTATCTTAGTTATAACCCGTATTAATGATGCCATATCTGTTAAATCAGCATATTCTAATTTAACTTTCCCAAAAACTGGGTCTAATCTGAAGGTTTGGTTTTCGGCTACAGAATTTCGTTTTAATGTACCCCAAACTTCATATCCTTTTTCCAACAACAATTCTGCTAGATATGACCCATCTTGTCCATTTATTCCAGTAATTAATGCTTTTTTACCCATTATTTATTATGTTTATTATTTTGTTAAGGTTATCATTTGTTAAATCTTGATGATTAGGAATATAAAAACCATATTTATCAAGTAATTCGCAATTTTTTAATTCAGGCTTTTTAAAGTTTTCATACCAAAAGGGTTTATTAGCTAAATTACCTGCTATTAAAGGTCTACATTCTATATTATTTTTAATTAAATTTTCTACTATTGAATCTCTATTTTTAGAAAGAATAGGCATTGCAAAATTTGAAATAAAATTATTTGGATCAATGTAAAGATCTAATTTATTATTTTTTATATTATTAATATAGTAATCAAAATTAGAATTTCTAATTGAACTAAACTTATCTAATTTATCTATAGCTCGTAAACCAATATATGCTTGAAGATCAGTAGATCTTAAATTCATCCCCGGAAGGTAGAAATTATATAAATTTTCAAAGTCAGTTAAGTTGTATTTTTCTTTATATTCATTCTGTTTATGTGTAGGTAAATCTCTAGCCCAACCATGACTTCTCATCATTAACAATGCATAATAGAATTCTTCATCATCTGTATTGATAAATCCACCTTCAATTGTACTTAAATGGTGTCCAAAATACATTGAAAAAAATGAAGCCAATCCAAAGGTTCCTAAATATTTTTCCTTATATTTAGATCCCATACTTTCACAAACATCTTCTAAAAGTAAAACACCATATTTTTTACATAATCTAACTACTCGATCCATATTAGGTACTAATCCTAAAACTGAGACTAATATTAGGGTACTTGGAGACTCAGTTTTAAATATTTCTTCTAAATGATCTAAATCACAAGATAAATCCGTTAAATTACAATCACATAGTATAGGTTCTAATCCTAAAAGGATAGGAGATGATAAATCAGTTGCCCAACTCAATGATGGTACTACAACTTTATTATTTTTTAGACGATTAGTATATTTTAAAGCAGCTAAAGTTAATAGTATTGATGAAGAACCTGAATTAACGAATACTGAGTATTTGGTTCCTATTTTAGATGCCCATTTGTGTTCTAATTCTACTGTTAATTCACCTTTTGTCAATCTTGGGATTTCATTTTGAGATAACCATTCTATTAAAGAATTAATATCATTTCTATCAATTGTATCACTTACTAATTTGATCATGGTTTTATTTATATTGATTGATAAATTTTATCCATTCTATAACATTTTTTAATCCATATTCCATATTGATGAAATTTTGTTTTTGGAATTCATTAATGTATTTTTCTGAGCTAATGTTAACTACTTTTGGGCTGCCTACTAATCCATCTAGGGATACAGGGGCAATTACTTTTTTATCTAAAATTTGTCCTACATTTTCAGCTAATTCTTTAATTGAAATATTTGAAAATCCACTTACGTTATATGTTACATCTTTACCATATAACAATATATTCCAAAACATTTCAATAACATCTGTTATATAACAATATGTTCTAAGGGCTGAACCATCATCCATCAGTTCAATTGTATCATGGTTTAATCCTTTATCAATAATGCTATTCAATACTCTTAAATCTCCTAGTTTAGTAAAAGGCCCATATGCTAAACTCAATCTAGCTATTTTTACATCATATCCTGAGGTTATATAGCTATGGCATATTGTTTCACCACATCTTTTGGATTCAATATAACAAGCTCTATTGTGGGATGGTGTTGTTGTACCTATTTGAGATTCATCAATATTAAAATTATCATTACCGCTATACAATTCACTTGTACTCACAAATAAAAATTTACCATCTGGTTTTAATGAATCTAATAAATTAATAGTAGCGTGGGTGTTAATCTTAATAGTAGTTAAACTATCATTAAGAAATTTCATAGGTTGAGCATAACCCGAAGAGTGAATGATTATATCAAAAAATTTAGATTCTAATTTAATGGTGGTGATATCTTCTTTAATTTCGGTGTATGAGAAATTATAATACTCTTTTAAATAAGAGGGGATATCATTTTTATAAGATAAATAAACTTCAATATTAAGTTCATTTTGAAGTCTTTTAACACATTGTGTTAAATAAAATCCGACTAATCCTGATGCTCCTGTGATTAATACTTTTTTATTTTCTAAGGTAGAAAAATCAATATTTTCTATTACTCTATTAATATCTTTTTCTAAGAAATCCATTATATAAGGTTATTAATTTTATTTTTGATTGAATCAATATCTAATCCTAATAGTTTATCTATTTGATTTTTCTTTCCATAATATAAAATAAATTCTCTAGGTATCCCAATATTACTTAATTTATATGAAAATCCTTCTAATGTTTTAGTAACAAAATAATTAGTAGAACCTTCATAAAACGGTTCGCAAATTATAATATTATTATTGAAATGTTTTTTTAATGTTTCATTATCAAAAGGAACAATTGTTGAATAGTATAGTAAAGTAACATCTAAATCTTTAACAGCTTCATATATGGATTCGAGCATGTTCCCATAACAAATAACTAGGGCTTGAGTACCTTCTTTAATAACATTTGCTTTACCAAAGATTACTTCAAAGTTTAAGCTATGTTCATATTCACTAAGTCTAAAATATGTAGGAGAACCATTGTCATATGTTTGTTTAAATAGGCTATCAAATTCATATGAACTACCTGGGGAAATAATTTGCATATTAGGGATAGTAGATAATACTGCCACATCACTAGGGCAATGATGGGTACATCCTAATCCTGCGTAATCATAAGAATTACCTATGCTAATAAAGTTTCCATTTATATTTTGGTAGCCAAAATCAACTTTTAATTGTTCAAATGCTCGTTCAACTATAAACGGAGCTATGGTATGAACTACAGGAATAAGATTTGCTTTACTCATCCCTGATGCTAAACCAATTGTGGCTTGTTCTAGGATACCAATATTATAAGTTCTTTCAGGGAATTTTTCAAAACATTTTTGGAAACCAAAAACACCAATATCACCTAAAAGAAGACACAAATTGTCATCTTGAGACATTGTGTCTTGAATAGTTGTTACAAATTGTTTTCTCATTATTTCTTATTAAAATAAAACCAACTTCCATCCATAAACGTAGCCATTGGTGGTTCATTAAAGTACTCGTTAAGAGCACGTGTAATTGGTTCAAAAGCATAATCATGACCTGCAATAATTCCACCTTTTTTAACTTTTTTTGACCAATTAACTAAATCTTCTTTTACAGATGAATATTGGTGGTTTCCATCAATGTAAACAAAATCGACACTATCATCTTCAATTAAAGAAGAATATTGGGATGAAGACATTTTATTTTTTCTCATGTTAGGAAATTTTTCCATTACTGATTCAAATAATTTTTCAGCTGCTTGGAGCTCTAAAGCTTGTTTATCTAAATCCCAAGTATAATCATCCTCTATATATTGCTCCCATGGGTCAACACAATTTAAAGTACTTCCGGGGAATGTAGAAGCAAGTATAGCTCCACTATCTCCACAATAGGAACCAATTTCTACTATTTGAAGATTATCATCTCCTAGATGAGATTTAATAGCATAACATAATTCTAATAATCCTTGTGCTTGATTACTTTCTCGCATTTTGTGGGTTAATTCCATTTTATTTTATTTTAAATTATTAATTATTAATTGATATTCTTCTTCATTAGGGAACTTATGATGCCATTCAGGATTATTTTCTATCATAGGTAAACCCTTTCCCTTAATTGTATTAGCTATAATACATGTTGGTTGGTTTATCTTTGAGGATGTTAATTTTTCTAAAAGTTCATCGTGATTATGACCATCTACTTCTACTGTGTTCCACCCAAAGGATTTAAATTTGTTTTTTAAATCTCCTAAATCAACTGCTCTATCAGTTGAATGGTTAAAATCAATAATGCAATACAAATTATCAAGTTTATGATGTTTAGCTAACAAAGCTGATTCCCAGATAGTTCCCTCGTTTGCTTCACCATCTCCAACTACAACATATATTTTACCGTTGTATTTTTTTATTTTATATGCTAATGCTATCCCAACCCCAATAGGTAATCCATGCCCTAAAGATCCGGTTGATGATTCTACTCCAATTATTTTATCAGTTGGGTGTCCACCTAATTTACTGTTTATATCACAGAATGTATTTAAATCGTCTTTAAGTAAACCAAAATGATCTAAAACAACATATAAACCTAAAGAGGCATGTCCTTTGCTTAGAATAAAACGATCTCTATCTATTTTATTTTCTTTGATTCCATTAATATCTAAAACTTTATCATATAAAACATACATGATATCTAATATAGATAGCGAACTTGGAATATGTCCTTCTTTTTTTAAAGTAGCTATATCTACTATTTTTTCTTTTAATTTATTCATTTATAATAATTTAGCACTGTTGTCTCTTAAAGATAATAAAGGATTTTGGATAGGCCACGAAATATTAATTTTTGGATCGTTCCATTTTAAAGTAAATTGAGAGTCTACATCTGGGTATTCTCCGGGGTAAGCCCATTTATAATGGAGTAAAGCCATTTCACTTAATGCTAAAAACCCAATTGCAAAATTAGGTGGAGTCAAAACTTGTTTTCTTGTCTTATCATCCAAAATTATAGAATCCCATTTTAAATAATTCGGTGAATATTTTCTATTGTCTATAACTACAAAAAACATCTCTCCATATAAACAAGAAGTTAACTTCCAGGATTTATTGTCACCATGCATTCCTCTTAAAACATGTTGAGTGGAAGTGGAAATTTTATCGTGTTTAAAATTTATTGGTGGATTAAAATGGTCTCTATGCCATAGAGTTAGTAAATCACCTCTAAGATCTGTAAATACATCGGGTTGGAATATTTTTACTTCTGGGAATATCATATTTCAATTATATTTTGGTTTGGGTATTGGAAATGACATACTCCATTTATCATTACATTTTTATGAGATGGATCTCCTATTTGATATATTTTAATAGCTTCACATAGTTTCTTATGTTGAGATAAATCTAATAAATATTCTTTAGATAACCTATTTCTTTTAACACAATTTTTTAAAAAGTTTTCACATGACCATCCTTTAACATATTCCCAAATTTTACCGTTGTAGTTTGGAATGGATTTTGAATATTCATAGGTTTCATCTAAGTATTGTTTTTCATTTAAATAATCACATTTAGATACATTTATAAAATAAAAGTTGGTTTGTGGGTAACAATAATGTTCTAATAATTTTTCTGGGTTAAAGTTATTTAGATAAAGTGTTTCGTAGGAAATACCGTTTAAATAATAGAAATCGGCTTCATTTATTTGTTTTTCTAAAATTAAATCTTGAAAAATAACATCGTTTGCTGCTTTGCAAAGCCATTCTTCATTATTTTCTTTACACCAATCAAATACTAAATTATCTAGATCAGCAGTTCCAAAATTATGGCCTCGGTTTACTTCAGAGTCTATTATAATACAATTTAGAAAATATTTCTTCCACAATTGAGTATTTTTATTCTGTAATGGAGAACCATAATTAGTAGCAACAACAATTTGTTTAAATTCTTTTAAAACTTGTGTGTTATAAAGAATATATTGTTCTAGTAGGTCTAAATCATCTTGTGATGAAATATAACCTATAGTTCCATAAACTGATTTATTAATAAGTTGCTTTAAATTCATCCCAAGTGATTAAATTTAGATATTGTTTTCTATTTGAATCAAACGTTTGGTAATTCACATCAATTAATGGGGTTGAATAAAATGGGTTTGAATTATTTTTAATAATCCCTACTCCAAAGTCAGTGTCAATTACACAACATTCGTAAAGTAAATTATTTTGTTTAAATTCAACAAATGATTTCCATACATCCCCATTCCATGCTATTGTTTTTCTGTCGGGAATTTGGGCATCATAACTAACAGGATTACAATCATGAAGTACAATAAATCCATTTGGTTGTAGGTGGTTTAATGAATTTTCAATATCTTTCTTTACTTGAGAATATTCATGTAACCCATCTATAAAAATAATATCATATTTAATATCTTCATGTCCTTTAATTAAATCAAAAAAAGCATCTGAGGTCATTTGGTAGTCCACTTCGGGTACTATATAACCTTCAACTCCAGGATCAACACCATTCTTATAAGGAGCTTTAACTTTTCTAATATTTTCCCCTTGGAATACACCTATTTCAAGGTAATTGATGAATTTGTATCTATCAATTAAATAATTAAGGATATCAAATCGCTTAATTTCACTATTTAAATAGCGAACAACTTCTGGTTCTTGTAAATTATTTATCATGCTATTTTTTCTAAAACGTATTTTGCTAATTCTTTAGTAGTTAAGTGGTTTTGTGTATATTTAAAAAGTTCATCCAGTATACTAAAATATTTTTTCTCATCAAAATTTTCTGCTAATTCTTTAGCTTCTAATAACAATTCTTTTGGTAAATTAGTTAAAGTTGTTTTTGGACATTCATACAAATCTGTAAAGTATGGGATACAGTTATTTGCTAGAATTTCATAGTGGCGCATGCAATCCCACCCAGCTTTTTTCATAGTCACTCCAAAATATGATTTGTTATAGTCATTGTAATATTCTTGTTCAACATCAAACTTATAACCTCCTTGTCCGGGGATGATGGAGCCATATTCTTGGGTCTTATCAAGTTTTATTTTGGCTATCTTATTTTCAGGAATAGCAAAATGGATAGGTATCATTTTATTATCTAAAAGTTCTCTTTTAAAGTACGGATGTTTTGTGGATAATGGGTGAACTCCTACAAAATCATCTCCATCAATTAAAATTATTTTGTTTGGGGGGTAAATTGAGGAAATTAAATCATAATGATCTAAACATCGTTTTACTGCACCATATATAATCAAATCAAAGTATTTATCTTTAATTTTTTCTTCAATATCAGTTCTATCAATCACATCTTTATCAATTAAAAATGTTGACGAAAATCCATGACCCCACAGATTTTGTGTGGGGATCTTGGATTTATTTTCTTTATATAAATGAATAATTGGAGTACTATCCACTACCTCAATCTCTTCTAATTCAGTAAAACCATAAAATAAAAGATCATTTAAATAGTCATTCAAATACCCTCCACTTTGTTGGAGAATTTGTTTATGATTAGTTACATAAAGAATTTTCATTAATTAAAATTTATCAGGATTATAATTTATATATTCTATAATTTTATTAGACCATTCTAATACTTCAACTGATCCATGATGGTTCCAATTTATATAAGGTCTACTTTCTTCAAATGTTTGATCAAGAGGAGTGTTTGTTATTTCACCTCCATCAGGTCTTTTATTTAATATAGTTACATCAACCCATCTATTTAAATCTAAACCTTGATTTCTTATAGGTCTCATAACATGTTCCCACCAATCATCTAACATTGGATGACCTTGTAGAGCTCCTATATGTTTGCGAAAATCATGTGGGATTGTTGGGAAAGCATTATACCCCTCCCACCATTTATGGGTAACTCCATCTTTAATGGATTCGATATGAATTGCTATTAAAAAATTCTTTCCTTTATATGGTATGTAAAATTGTTCCCATCCTTCAGTTAACATTTCTACATCATCATTAAGACCTAATAAAAATTCAGCTTCTGATAAAGATGAAAGATTATTCATGTGTTTATCTAAAGAGCCATAACCATTTTCTCTATCAGTAATTAATTCTTTAATTTCAACTTGGGATGTAGGTTTATATTGTTGAATAAAGTCTATTGTTTCTTGATCATCAGTATCTATTTTTAATAGAATTTCAACTAATGATTTATCTTGGGTTTTTTTATTTAAACTGTCAAGACATTCTTTTAATAGTTTGATTCTTTTACGTGTTGGAATTAGAATACTAACTAATTTCTTATAAGGTGTCATATAACTGATTTTGTTTTTCTTGTTTCTTGATTGATTTTGGGTGATATAAAGCAAAGTACTCTACATCGGGCATTGCTGTATAGTGAGTAAAGCCTTCCAAACGCTCATGTACTTTGTTTACCCATTTGATTTCCGGTTTATTTTTCCAAATACGCCATTGAAAATCAGGCCAATTAACCCAACCTTCATCATTTACTCTCCAACCCCATTTTGCAATGTGTTCGGGAGTTAAACCGGTTACAATGTTTACTCGTGGAACTAAAAACACTTCCACCTCTTCATTTTCCTCTAATACCTCAGGTAAAACTGCTATTAGGTTTTCGTTTGGAAGTTCATCGGCATCAATCTGGAAAATGTAATCTCCACTACACAGACTGGATAGTTTATTTTTCCAGTCTGCAAAGTGTCGATTGAATTCTCCTTTATGCCACGCAAACTCTCCGTTAACGGAGTGTGAGCGTAGAAAGGATTCGATTTCAGGGTCACCATTTGCTTCATCATATAGGATCACAATATTGTCTTGAATACGTTTGTGTTGAAGCAAAAAGTGCACTAAACGTTGAATTTCTACAAATTCATTACAGACTGTGATGGCATAACTTATTTTCATATATCTTATTCTGGGATTACTCCAATATAAGAAAGAGCATCTATATAGTCACGCTCTTTAAAAGATTTCATGTTTTTCATATCCATTCGATATTTCATAAATTCTCCAGATTTTCCAGGGATTGGGTGATTTTTACGATCTTCTTCGGGGATTTCAATTGCTTTAACAGCAGCCCAACCCCATTCAGAAATATTAGCACCATTGGCAAATACCATACCTTGTTCAAGATTGTTGATAGTATTTGGTAACCAAATCAATCCTGTTTTTTCATCTTTCCAAGCTAAATCTTTATACAACTCAGGTAGTGTTTCCATTTGTTGCATATAAAATTCATGGTCTTCTGTCATAAATGAATTTGTCCAAAATCCACATGACAAACTTAAGTAATTATAAATCTCAGGGGCAATCTGTACTTTATAGCACAGATCACCTCCTGATTTAGGGCAATTGATTATTTCTTCGTGTTGCATTATGCTTCTACTTTTTTAAGTTTTGGTAATTCGATTTTTTTCAATTTAGGTAACTGCAATTGTACCTGTTTTGGAAAGTCAGGGATTTTTGATATGAATATATTATCAAGTTTTTCCTTCATTGCATCAAATGAGAATTTACTTCGTGATTGGAATCCTTGTCGTTTACCGTTATCAACATATCCTTTATAGTTCTCAAACATATCTTTCAAATAGTATCCTACTTGACCGGTGTTAACAGAAAACCATTCTGCTTCTTGCATTAACATTCCGTTTGCTGCTGTTGGGTGTACTTTTGTCATTTGGCCAGGCAACAACGTTACAAATTCAGGGTTCAAATAATCAATATGACCGCTCCAATTTGTTGTAATGATTGGTTTATTTGAAAGTGAGAACTCAAGTAATGGACGACCAAATCCTTCACCTTTAGTTAAGTTAACCATTGCTTTAACTTTAGAATGGTTATAGATTTCGTTCATTTCAACATCTGTGAATTCACCATGAAGCAAATATACATTTGGTAAGTTCTTTGAATCACATGAATCTTTAATTACTTTAATTTTCTTCAAAATTTCATCACGATCCATATATGAAGCACCTACTTGTGTAGTTTTTAAAATCAATGCAGGTTTTTTACTTTTATTTTTAAATGTTTCATAAAACGCTTTAATCAACATTCCTACATTTTTTCTATCTTCACCCATTTGACCCGGCATCCAATGTCCTACAAACAAATAAGCAAAATCCTCTTTAATTGAAGATAAATCAAAATTTGATTTTACAGGCTTATATACTTCTGTATTTGCGCCTTCAAATAGAATTTCACTATCACCCGTCCATTCAATACGTCCAACTACTTGTTGTGTTTGATTGTCTCGTTTTTCAAAACGACTGTTTTTAAGTACCTCAATTGTGTGAGTTGAAGAACCTAAAATCAAATTCATTCGTTGACATCCTTCAATCCAATCACCTGGAGCAATTGTGGTTTCAATTCCTGCAGTACATCCAATGTTATATTTTCCTACTGGTTGGAACTCGTTTGGAACTGTAATTTGCATCCAAATTTCCGGTTGAGCTGGTAATTGTGGATTGTTTAGTATGTGTTGATTTAAAAATTCCCATTCCGGGTTGTTTTTAATAAATCCTTTAGGGGTTTGTCCCCATCGTTGTCCTAGAATTTTTACATCGTATTTGTCCAATTCAATGATTGCTTTAACGATATCTCTAGAACGTGCTCCATACCCACTATAAGTGTCAATTGGGCATGAAATTACAAATATTGGTTTGCTCATAACTTTTTAATATAATAGTTCGTGTTTAAGTGTATCTTCTTTAATATCGCTACAGTTGATTAACTCATATTTTTCGCGTGGAGTCCACGTGTTAAATAATTTATCTACCGCCATAATCATACGATCTCCCATAGCCTCTCCTGTAAATCCTGCTTCACCTACAGCCCATGCTCTTCCATGTTCGCCTAACTCGTTTCTTGTATCTTTGTCCATTGAATAAACTTCAAAAATACGCTCACAAGCATCTTCAGCTGTACATCTATCGTCAAAAATATAAGGTGTTTTTGGAGAACCTTGAATTGAGCGGTTTGTTGGATAAACCGGGAATGCCCATGAACCATGGTTTTTCAATTTACCTGTATGGTTTGAAGGTAATTCTGGTGTTGGGTTCCACCATTGACCATTTCCGTCTTCAAATCGCATTTGATCTTGCATTCCACCTGTTACGTTTGCAATAATTGGAGTTCCTGCTAAAATTGCTTCTGTTAATGATAGACCCCATCCTTCGTTTGAAGTTAACAAAATCTGAGCATCCGCAATGTTATACAATTGGTTTAGCTGTTGGGGGGATAATTTTTCAACTGAAAAATAAATTGCATTTGGATGATCGGTAAAGAAAATTTTACGTACCGCTTCTAAATCCGTTCCATGTTCACTTACTACTTCTGTATGAAGTACCATAGCACATTTCTCTGCTTTATCTTTTGGTAAACGGTCTAAAAAGTATTTAAACGCAAGCATTGTATCCGGAATTTGTTTACGTCGAATGTTTCTTGAATTAAAAAACACTACAAAATCTTTCTCGGCTCCATTAAATAAACCAGCTTTTACTTTATTTAATTCCTCAACTTCTGCTTCATCTTTAATTGGATAAAAATGTTTTTCATTTAATCCGTGTGGAACATACTCAATTATTTTTTTACCTGCTTTTTCACCTAATACAAGTTCGTTAATCAATTTTGTTTGTTTTGAAATTGCTAACAATGCATCACATGATTCATAATATGCTTTGTTGTAAAGCGGAGCAGGATAGTCATCCCAAATGTTCAAGTAAATGATCGGCATTGTTTTTCTAATCTCGTTTTCGATCATAAACAACCATTCAAAATATCTTGGATCCGTGATCAACATGATTGCATCTGGTTTTTCTAAATCAATCAATTGACGAATCAAGTCCGGATCACCGTATCCATCCACTGGGTAAAGAAAAACAGAAGCATCCTGAATTCCTGCATTTGTGTTTGTGTCTGCAGAGATATCAAAACGTTTACCTTTTTCGGGGTGTTGAATTGCTCCACCAATGTTCACCCAATTGAAGTGATGGGCTGTGTTAATTACCATTTCACGAGCAACAGTTGCTACACCTGAGTGTACTCTAATGTCGTCGCAAATTAGCATGATTTTTTTCCTCTCGTTTTGAGGTAAATAACAGAATTTTTCTTTCATATAACTTTTTAGATTTATTTAAATGTAACAAATTAATCTTCGCTTTCCAAACTTAGATCATTGTGGTTGTGAACTTTTTTTCTAAAATCTTCATCCGTTAAATATAGGTGGATTGCTCTTTCACTTAATTTTTGAAACGAAAATTTACGTTTAATACATTCAATTTTAAATTTGTCGAATAGATCCGTGTCTATTTTTACGGATGTTAATACTTGGTTTTTCTCACTCATATGTTTTATGTTTATATTATCATATATACATATGGTGGTATATTAGTAGGTTGCAGAGCATAAATGAGTCTTATGAAATACACACCATTTACAATTATTGTTTACTTGCAATGGATGTTCTACTTTTTTATACCCATTTAAATCAAATGCTTGATCTATAAAATTTTGTAACGCTTGTGTTACTCTGTTTACTTTTACTTTTCCGGATGGAGGGGAAAACTTTTGAATTCTTCTAATAACAAAATCTTCACTTTCAAATAGTTTACGTTTTACAATAAAGAATTCTACATCAATGTTGTCAATTGGGAAATTAAATTGCTCTGAAAAGAATTTCTTGTATAATATAAGTTGAAACTGTTTGTTTTCGTCTTTTTTCTGCTTGTCGTTCCAACCTGAAGTAGATGTTTTTAAGTCTATGATATGGATTTTGTTGGTTGGTTCATGGTATAAAACAATGTCCAAATAACCTTGATAAATTACGTTTGGTAATTTTGGGTCAGGGTATCTTGAAATAGGAATTTCACATCCAACTAGATGCCAACCACGTTTAGAGAAGTGTTTTGCTTTGTTTTTTGCAAAATCTCTTATGATCTCGATTCCGTCTTCAAAGAACTCTCTAAGTTCATCGGGGGTGGAAAAGTGTTGCTTTTTGTTTGCTTTATATTGTTTAACATATTCTTCTCTCAATTTGTCTTCAAATATTTCATAGGTGTTGAGTTTGTCTGCTTCTGCTCCGCTTTGCTCGTACATTACTGTTAGGTAATGTTGAATTACCTCGTGTAAAGCAGTTCCAAATACAGTGTGAATTGTGGAAGTAAATTGCTTGTGCCCTTCAACATATTGTAAAGACCATTTTTTAGGACATTCATTGAACATTGAAAATTGAGAGTAGGAGATCATTTTTTGATTTGCCCAATCTATTTCCTTTTTTTGAAATGCTCTAACTTCTTTTACTATTTGAGGTATAACCTTCTTTTTTGACATAACTTAAAGATACAAAAACTTTATTGTATTTCCAAGGAAAAAGAAACCTCCACGATAGCGAACGTTGGAGGTTTCGCCGTTACAGTTTTGTAACGGTCCTAAATATTATTTATATTCGTTCAACAATTGAGTATTTTTTTCAATCATTTTAAGGCGTTTAACTAGATTTCCTCTATTACGCTTTGGTTTGCCTTCTTTTTTTGCTTTAGCCATCTTACTTTATAATACCGGCTCTAACTTTCCAGGCTCTAATTTCAGCTAATTCTTCTTCTGTTGAATCCACTATTGTATCGTAATCGTTCATTGACAATGTTCTTCCAGTTTCGCTTAAACGGATAATGTTTTCAGCAATACTATGTAAGTCCATGTCTGTTTGAGCATTTTCTCTAGCATATTCGAGTAAGCGAATAAATAGAGGAACGTCTACGGTTATTTTGTCTTGTGGGTTCATATTACTTTACAAGATTTTTTACAGCATTTACAAAGTTCATATATTCTTGATAAATAAAATCTCTTTCATCAGGTCCATAACCTTTTACAAGATCTGTTTCTAACATATCCATTACAATATCATTAATTGCATCCAAATTAGCTAAAATGTTTATTCTAGGATTATCTGTTCTTTTATAAAAACGTTTAGCTGTAAAAAGATCATCATCTCCTTCTTCTAAGGTTTCTTCTTTCAATTTTCCGTACATTACTGCACCTGCTACTTTTTCTCCTGCTTCTTTTGAACCATATTGTTTAGCAGCTGATTTAGCAATTTTTTCAAAGTTTTTACCTTTTTCGCCAATGTCTTTTCCTGCACGTGCTTTTTTAGCCATTGCTGAGCGTTCTTTGGCTGTGCCCGGTTTTTTATTTTCGGCCATTTCTGCTTCTGATTCAGTGCGTTCTTCCATATCCTCAACAGTGTCTTCTTCGTTGACATCTTTAATGTCATCTCTTTCTCTGTTTGGCTTGATTTGGTAACGCTCACCTAAAAAGTGTTCAAACGCCATTTCGTAATCTGCTTTAGCACGAGGTGGGATTTGGTTAATTGCTCCAATTCCAACAATACCTCCGATCATAGATTCGTTTAAAGATGTTTTTTCAGCATTTTCTTCTAGTTTTGCTTTATATTCACTTTCTGTGATTACACCTGAAAGCATTTGCATGCGTAAGTTTTCGTTTGTCATTTTAGATATTTTATTATAAATATTATAGTCCTTTTGTCTCTACAATTTTCTTTAATTTTTCCAAGTACAATATAGCATCCATATGTTCTTGTTTAGCATGCTCGATCCACTCTAAAACGCTTAAATCTTCACGATCTAAATCAACACCGTATTTTGTTTTACCAAATGAAGCTCTTGATACAAACTGGTCAATGATTGAATCAACAACTGAATCTGTTTTTTGGATGAATCTATATTCTTCTAAGGTTGTTCTTTGGGGATTATCAGTATCCATTATTTTAATAACTTTTTAATTTCTTTTTCTTCTACTCCCATATCATATAACACTCTTCGAGTACCGTTTTCTCGTAAAATGTCGATATATTCTTCTGCTTCGCCTAAACTACATTCAAAATGCTTTGCTACGTATTCTACTAAAGTGGCTGGTTTTTTGTCTCGTTTGCTCTTGAGATATTTCAAGAATGTTTTAGCTTTTGGGATCATTTCTCTATAAATTGAATATATTTGTTGTTTGTTATCGTACGGAATCGTTTGAATATAGTTTACCAGCTCAATGTAACGTATATCCATCGATACATATCGATTGATCATGTAAGAATTCCATTTATCCCACGATTCTTCCGAAATATTTTCAATAGGTGTTTTATAGAGGGTGATTTCATTTAACCACCCCCATATATCCTTTATCTGCTTCTTAGACATCTAGAGAAATGTCTTTATATTCCTCACGCAATTCAGGTGGAAGCGAGTCAGGTAGGATTTTCTTGCTTTCCAAATCATAAAATACTGGGATAGGAATCAAGGCATCTTCTTCAGCTCCAACTAGAAATTTAGAGATTTTACGGATAATAACTGCTTGTCCGAATAGTTTTCCTCCGTCAAACCCTTCTACAGAAGTAGTGTTTACGAAGTCAATGTTCATTTGAGGTTGTTTTTGCATATGTGTTTATTTATTTGTTTTTTCTTTTTTATATTCTATAAAATCATGTATAAATCCTGCTGCAACTATCAAGTTCATACCCATTGACATTAATATTTCCATTATATCAGCATACATTGTAGTCATCAAATGTATATGCCCTACTGTCCAGAAAGGTACGGCTAGATTATTTGATACCCACGAAAGAGTGTATTTTAAAAAATGAATCATAGCACGTCTATAATTTTAGCTATAGCGGACATTACATTAATTTCTTTATCAATTCTAAAATTTGCTTGATATAAATGCTCGTTTAATATAATTGCAACCATACCTTCTTTTCCAGGTGCATATTTTGAAGCATATTCAAATAAATTGCGATACAGTTCTTCAAAATCTTTAATATTTGAATCCGCGATAATTTGTCGAATAGTAAGCCATTTTTTACCACCCATCAACTCTTTCAATACCTCTTTAATATAATTGTTTGAGGTTAAAACCGTTTTATCAAGTACAACCATATCATCTTTTACAGACATTTGTAAAACGTTTAACATTTTACGCATGTCAGGATAATTTTGTACAATTAGTGTTTTAATATCTTCTGGCTCGTACGATAAAGATAATTGATCCGCTAATATCCAAGTTAAATGGTTGTACACATCCATTTTAGTTGGAGGTGTAATTTTAATGGTATGGCATCTGGATTGTAAGGGATCAATGATTCGCTCTATAAAGTTGCAAGTTAAGATAAAACGAGTTGAGCGAGAAAATGTTTCAATTACGTTTCGTAAAGCGGCTTGTCCTTGAATGGTAATAAAATCTGCCTCGTCCAATATTACTACTTTAATACCTTTCCAAGATGCAGCACTAGCGAATCCCTTTACTTTATCTCTAATAGTGTCAATTCCGTTTTCATCACTCGCATTGATGTAAAGGTAATCGCAATCGAGATTTTTAACTATGATTTTTGCTAGTGTAGTTTTACCACAGCCAGGTGGACCATAGAAGATAAAATTTTGGATGTCACCTTGATCAATGTAGGTTTGGATTGTATCTTTGATACTTTCGTTTCCAACGTAATATTTGAGTTCGGTAGGGCGAAAACGCTCTACATATAGTGTATTTTCTTTCATAACCTTAATATACAAAAAAAGCTTGTCATAGACAAGCTTCTTAAGTTAATTTATTTTCTTTCAATCCTAAAGTAATTCATAGTATTGTCTTTCCAAAATTGATTTAAAGTTGAATTGTCTACTGGAATGTCAATCCATTCATCTTTTAATTTATAGTTAGTGTAACCACTTTTTGGGTCACTGTGGGTAATACGTGTACCTCCACCTTTAAGAGTTTGGGAGTATGTATTGGCTAACTCGTAGTATTTAGAGTCTGGGGTTCCAGATCCATTGTCTGTTGTTAAAGGGAGAAGATTATTTTGGTAGCGTTCTTGAGCTGCTTTTTCTTCTGCTTCGCTTTCATCATTGAATTTTTTACCCCAATATTCTTCAAGATATTTGTTTGATATTCTAGTAATTTTTCCTTTTTCTTGTGGAGTTAAATCACGACCTATTTTATCTTGGATATATTTTAAACCATTATAATCATGAGATCTATAATTTTTTTCGTTGAATGGAGAATTTTTGTAAAAGATATTCAATTCAGATGCAATATCTAAATCTTCATTTAATACCTTACGTATTTCCTCTTTGATGAGTTGTTTAAGTTGTTCTTTTTTCATATTATTTTATAATTCCAGCTCTTACAAGCATTCTACGCATTTCCCAATCTTGTTCTTCTTTTAATGTTGATTTTTTAATTAAAAGTTTTTGTCTTTGATCCGCTGAAATGCCTGTTACTACAAGTTTATATTTTCTACCTTCAGGTGTTTCAACAGGTTCAATATCGTATTTTGCTGTTGGAACGTCTCCAAGTTCTCTTTGAAATACTTTACGGATTTTGTCTATTTTGTCCATGTCATCTGCTGTTACAGATAAAGGTGGAACAACTTCTGCTTGTGTTTTTTCAACTGTTTTAGGTGCTTCTACATCCTGTTCAACATCTAATAGTTTAAAATCAACTCCTGCGTTGTCCATGATTGTTTTCAATACTTTGGACAAGTATGGTTTTGTTTTGTATGGATTTTCAAGTGTGTGTGGGAAAACAATTTTATTGTCTTTAACAATATAATGTATATCTTGTTCCAATTTACCAGCATATTTTTTCAAATTGTCTGGTGTTTTCATGGGATAATAATTTTTACCGTATGTTCCAATTAAACTTTTTGGAAGTGATTTGCCTGAGAGGGTAAACAGATAGTCGTTTAGGCTACCATCGTTTCCTTCTGCTTGCCATCTTCCATAATTATCCTCTGTTTCTTTTTCAGTTGCAGCCCATGCTTCCGGTACTCTATTTTTAATATCAATTATCTTGAATGCCTTTTCATCGTCCGAACGAGAATCCCAATCTTTCCAAGCAGCTCCAGCTTTTTGTGCAGGAATTGAAGGGCCAAATGCTTTTACAATAGCTTGTGGGTCACGCATATTTTGTGCGTAAATGCCATATTTAGTAGTATCGTTTAAAGCAGCTAAAGCAGCATCTAAATTATCAGGTTGAACGGCAAGATCGTAACGAACTTTTAATTGGTCCATTCCACCTTCTTCGTCTTCGTTTATTTGGCGTAAAATATCTGTTAATTTCATAATTATAAATATGTAAAAAAGGAGACCCGTTACTCTGGATCTCCGTAAATGTTAAAGCGTTTAGTTGGTTCTGGTTTTTTCTCTTCGGTTCGTATAACATAAAGTTTACTGTCCAAAGGTGCCAAACGAAACTCTGCTTTTTCTTGTGTTTTTTCAAACCATGCTTCTAAAGCTTCGGTAAGTGACTTGTGAACTACTTTGTTTTTATCGCCTACAAGCAACCAGGAATCCCCGGGTGCAACGCGTGTAGCAATAAGTTCATTGTACTCTACTTTCTCCATATTACATCATTCCAGCCATCATTGACGGATCAAATCCACCTTCTTTCTTGTCTTCAGGTGTATCAACTACAACACATTCTGTTAATAGAATTGTACCTGCAATTGAAGCTGCGTTCAATAAAGCGTTCTTTGTAACTTTGTGTGGATCAATCACACCATCGGCTTTCATATCAACGATAGTTTCTGTTTTGATATTCAAACCATACCAATGGAAGTTTTCATTGTCTGAAAGATCTCCAATTTTATGCTTGAAATAGTAGATATCTTGATCAACGTAACCTGCATTTGTTAAAATGATTTCAAATGGTTTTCCACAAGCATTAAATACTAGCTTTTTACCATAGTTAAAATCATCTGAATCCGTTTTAGTGTAGGTAACACCTTCACGAGCATGTAGCAACGCTGCACCTCCACCTGGAACGATTCCATCTGCTAAAGCACATTGTGTAGCATGTAGAGCATCATCAACTCGATCTTTCTTTTCTTTCATTTCGGTTTCTGTACTACCACCTACGTGAACTAAAGCAACTCCACCTACAAACTTTGACAAACGTTCTTGCAATTTTTCCATTTCAAATGGTGTTTTTGCATTTTCAATCTGTGAAGTAAGCGATTCTACACGTTCAGTAATTGCGTCTTCTGTACCTTTACCATCAATGATTGTAGTGGTTTCTTTAGTTACAGTAACAGTTTTAGCTTCACCGAACCATTCCCAATTGAATTTGTCAAGTTTCATACCTTTATCCTTGTCAAATACTTTACCTCCAGTTAGGATAGCAATGTCTTCCAAGATCAATTTTCTACGCTCACCAAAGTCAGGGGCTTTAACAGCTGCAACTTTAAGTGTACCACGCATTTTGTTTACAATAAGTGTTGCTAAAGCTTCACCGTCAACATCTTCTGCAATGATCAAAAGTGATTTTCCCTTTTGAGATACACCTTCAAGGATTTGAAGCAACTCTTTCACTTGTGTAAAACGATGATCTGCAATAAAAATGTAAGCATCGTTCAAAACTGCAGTCATATCGTTATTATTGGTAACAAAATATGGTGACTTGTAACCACGGTCAAATTGCATACCTTCAACTACTTCAAGATACGTTTCGTCAGTTTGTGACTCTTCAATATAAACTACACCTTCACGTCCTACTTTTTCCATAGCACGAGAAATCAATTTACCTACTTCAGGGTCATTATTTGCTGAGATTGTTGCAATTTGTTCCAATTGCTCTTCAGATGAAATCTTCTCTGAGTTTTGTTTAAGCACTTTAAGTACTTCTTTTACTCCAGCGTCAATACCTCTTTTAATCTCAACGGCATTTGCTCCTTCGTTTAGGCGTGTTAAACCACCTTTAACTAATTCACGTGCAAGCAAAGTTGAAGTTGTTGTACCATCACCAGCATGGTCTGATGTTTTAATAGCGGCTTGTTTAACCATTTGTGCTCCCAAATCCTCAATTGGATCTTCCAATGAAGCAATTTGTTTTGCAACGGAAACACCGTCTTTTGTTGAAACAACCATTCCATTGTCAATGTAAACAACGTTTCGACCGTTTGGCCCCAATGTTGCTACTACTGCATCTGCTAAAGTGTCAATACCTTTAACCAATTTTTTACGAGCGTCTGCTCCAAATTCAATTCTCTTACTCATTTTCGTCTGTTATTTTTGCTAATATTTGTCGCTCGTTCCCTATGTAGTATTCGTCACCCTGGAATTGCAATTTTGAGAATCCCATTGTAGGTAAAATAACTACATCTCCTACTTTAACTGTTGTTGCTACAAATCCAACACCTGGAATTTCTGTTCCGGGTCCAGCTGCTACAACAGTTCCTTTTTCGTTACGATCTTTTCCTGCATCTGGGATAAAGATTGAACCATACATTTTTTCATCATCCTCTTCTAGCGGCTTAACGATTACCGCATCAAATAGTGCTTCTAGTTTATTCATATTTCAATTGATTTTAATAGGTTTTCCATTCCTGTTTTAACTTGATCCCAAGTGTTGATATATTCTTTGATTGAATTGTACTCTCCTTGATTTTGATAGAATTTTTCTTTGGAGATTTTGTTTAGAGCGTTTGAAAAGCTTGTGTAATAACCAATTACCTTTTCTTGTTCTTTACCAGTAGCAGCTTTTCCTCCAAATCCACGAGTGGAAAAAGATTTTTCAATTACTGTAAAATTTGCTGCGTCTTTGACAATATAAAAAGGTTCCATTGCGGGATCTTTAATTGTACAAAGTGATGATTGTGGATCAACTTCCTCGCCCCTAGCGGGACGACCTCTACGTTTTGTTTCTTGCATAACTTACTTTAAATTTATAACTATAATATACGAAAACTTATTTGAATTTCCTAATTCTATTATACATACTATTAGAAAGCAGATTCTTCACGTCTTACTACATAGTAAGTGCTAGTAGTGTTTTCTGATTTAAATTCTATTTTCATTAAGCCATCATAGTTCAAATAAATAGAACCTTCCTCTAAATCTTTATTTGCCTGTAAAATGTTTTTAAACATATCTGAATTGAAAGGTATGTTAACAGGTTGCTGTTTGATTTTACCATACATCTGGTATGTGATTTTGTTGTTATGGCCTTGCTCGTCTCCAAATGTGAAGATACACATATCGTCTCCGTTTAAGTCTTTGTCAATGGAAATTGTTAACAAGCCAATACCTGCTAAAGCCGATTTTGCTTTAACCAAATTGTCAACATATTCTTTTTCTAAAGGCAATACTGCATCCCATTGTGGTTCTGTTACTGTAGCTACTTTGGATATAAGTAGTGGGTCTGCAAGTGCATATGTTAAATTAAATGCACTGTCGGCAAAATGTAATTTTGTATAAACGTTTTTACCTTTTTCTAAAGTAAAGAGCAATTCACCTTGTGTAATGCCTAACAGGTTCAAAAATTTCTTTGTATCAAAGATAGCCAATTCACTGTCTTGTACATCAAAGTTTGTGTGTGTAATGTTTCCAATCACTTCTTTTGAAACCGACATAAAGTCAATTGTAAGTGTTTTGTCTTTAATTTTCCACTTGACGGATTCGTTTTCGCCTAAGTAGTATTTGTTTATAACCGATTGTAGAACTAATTTATTTACCATATGTTAAAGATAAGAAAAAGCCTGCGGTTAGGCAAGCTTTTCTATAAAAAGTTTATTTATTTAATTAGGAATATCTTTTAATATATCTAATTTTCCTGAAGCTTTTAATTCTTTATATCTTTCTATAGCTTCTTGAATGTCATCATGTTTTTTTCGCATCAAATATATGGGGTGGGTTTTATAAGTATCTTTTGTGTCTTCCAAGTACCTCTTAATTCCTTCTTCCCCCTTAAAAGTAGTATATTTTAGACCCCCATTATCAAGCTTAATCATTTTACTATATCCGTTATTATATAGATCAGCAAGCATCGCATCAACACCATATATTCCCCTCCGTGCTGTTTCTCTTTGTTCGCTTTCAGAGGGTTCTTCTGGTTTTTTCCATCTAGCTCCAGGATAGTTAAAGACTTGATCCGCTGACGGTCCTTTCCCATCAATAGAATCTCTTCTTAATTTTTCATAATACTCATCTTTTTCTTTATTTTCCTTTAGTGTTGCTTTATATTCACCTTCTGTGATAATACCAGCTAACATTTGCATACGTAAAGTTTCTTTATTCATTTTATTTAGATTTTTATTATACATATTATGAAAAGTTAAAGAATTTGGATTTGAATGGATTCAAATTCAACTGCCATCCAATATCATCATATACACCTTCTAATTTGTTTCTAATTACGCTATCAAAAAGTCCATCACGATCAATATATTTGTTGATCAATTCTGTAATTTCAGGAGGATCATTGTATCCGTTATATCCTATAACATCAATCTGGTATGGGTTTTGTTTCAAATATGCGATATACATTTTATCTCCAATTGTAAATTCGGGATATTTTACAGTTAAATTCTTGTAGCGCAAGAAATCATTGTAGATAATAGCTGCTTTTGTGTTAATTGGACATTTCAATTTCAATTTTGAGAACAATTCACCAGCCATAGGTTTACGCTCAATATATTCACCCATTTTCTTTAATCCCATAGGTTTAAGCAACTTGATCCACTCTACAGTTTGCATTGAATTTTTAAAATCCATTACATCTTGATCAATGCCCTCTTTTGGTTTAGAAAATAGGATATTTTTAATCAAACCTTCTCCAAAGTTTCTAAAGTATGGAGGGAAATTTGATTTCATAATATCCAAACCTTTCATCTCCAATTCCTCAATTTCAACACCTTCTTTGTTTACAATGTACATTGCATAACGGCGTTTGCCCGACCAGTACGCCTTTTCAGCGATTACCTCTTGCTTTAATACGAAGTGGTGTTTGCCTGTCATATTGAACAGATCCTGCGTGATACTGTTTAGATTATCGTTTGCTACCGTTTGAAGCTCCTCCGTTAAAACAAGCAAACGGTTAATTTTTTCCTTACGGTCATTGTAGTCTAAATCTGGGTTTCTATGTTTAAGTAGGTCTGTTAATTCCATGTAAAGAGAATCTGTGTCTGAAGCTATTACGAATGTTTTTGGTTCTATATCTAATTGATCCGAAATGTATTGGTTTACATATACAATAGATTCCTTTGTTAAACGCTGTCCGCTGTTTGTAATGGAGGAGGAACATATTTTAAATCCATCAGTAAAGCGCCATGGGTTAACTGCATATGTACCGTATAAAGCGTTTTGTAAGATTTTGAATGCCATTTGGTACAAGTCATACAATTTGTAGTTTGACCAATCTTCTGCTTTACCTGCTGTTTTCTTTAATGCTCGATAGTGTTCTCGTTGATCAAACCAGTCTTCCAATACTTCACAAGCAATACTTTTAATATCGGTTCTATAAAACGCTCCACTAGCAGAAATAGTCCATTCATTAGCTTCAATTAACTTAATTAAAGCACCTACCGCTATAGTAGCATCTTTAAGTTGGTACGAATGTTTAGATAACTTTTGAATTTGTATTTTTTCTTCCGGATCACGTTTCTTTAACTGCTCAAGTGAATTGTACTGCTCGTAATTGTTTTTTGTAACAATTCTACCCACCAACGTTTCAACACCCAAATTAAGCGATTTGATAATTGAAGGATATAGCGAGGTAAAGTCCAAGTCACTCACATCCGAATATAATCCAGGTATAGGATCAAGTAAATATCCACCAGCGTAACTGTCTTTTTTACGGATTGTTTTGGGGTAACGTGAGATATATTTACCCGCAAATGTTTTGACTATAATTTCTTTATCGTCAAAACTATAAATAGTACCTTCAATTGTTGGAGTACCTCGTTGATGTATAACGTGATCGCCTAACTCCAAATCTCTAATTGTAGGATTAGTTGTTGTAGGTTTGTTTGGTGCAACAATACCTTTACGTTTTAAATACGTTAAAATAGCACCTTCATTCAATGCTGTATTGTAGTAAATTGATTCGTATGGGGTGTGGCATAGGTGGGAGATCAAAACTGTCAATTCGATAAACTTCTGTTTCTCCTCTAGAGCCTCTATAATTTCAACATCTCGAATGTTATAGTCTATAAATCTAAGTGGATCTTCTCTAAATAAAGTATCAAGGTTACCATTGTACTCTATTTTTCCCATTTTAGCATACTTTGTTCCAATGTCTCCCAACTTGTATGAAGGTTCTTCCTTCATAATATATTTGCGAAGCAACAACATATAGTCCAAACTGTTAACTAAACCAATACGAATTGGAGAATTACCGTTAGATAAATTCTCTTCAATTTTACCTACAGGAGATAAACGATATACTTCATCTCCCAAACGTTTCTTGATTCTATAGTAAATGTATGGGATATCAAAAAAATCACTGTTGTATCCTACAACAATTGTGGGATCAATTTGTTCCCATTTGTTTAAGAATTTACGTAACAATGTATTTTCGTCAGGACAAGATACAATTACTTTACCATCTTGATCTAAATTATCGATTGCACCTGCTTTATCTAAGATAAAACATATTTTTTCTTTGGTTGTAGTATCAATCAAAGCAATGGCTGTAATTTCAGCGTTTGCCTCTCTGATAGTTTGTGGTGTAAGTGCTCCTAGGATCTCAATCTCAATATCCAAATACACTGTATTGTGGTAAGAGGGCATTTTATCTGTCTCGTAATATAGGTCTCTTAAAATGACTATCTCTTTGTCTATGTCTTTTTCATAGACAGTAGGATCTTTCTTGTCATATTTTCCTTGAAATGCAGAGCATCTATCACCAAATAGTGTTTCAAACTCTCCATCTTCATCAAGTTTATATAGAGTGGGCCAATAAGTGAATTTGTGTATTCCCTTTTTATCGTCCCGAAGGTAGTAATGCCATTGGTCTTCTCCAGGTTGGCGGTTGTAAAAAACACTTTGATACATAGACTTAATTTATATAAAGATAAGAAAAAGCCTGCGGTTAGGCAAGCTTTTCTTTAATTAAAAATTCTTATTTAGATTTTTTTATCTAATACATCTTGAGCTAATTTTAAAGCATATCCTTCAAAAGTATAAATATCTTTAAATCCTAAACTTTGGACTATTTCTTCACTATCATAATACCAATCCATTCCTTCTGGCCATTTATTTCCTAAAGCCGCCCAAGCTAATGCTGAAGCGGCTTCCTCCTCAACATCATAAGGGTCTTCAAGGATATCTTCTTTAAAAACTTTTAATTGTTCTGGGGTTAAGTTTAGTTTATTGGTAAAGTCTATTTTACTTAAGGTTTGTTTTTTCTTTTGAAGGAGTTCTATCTGTTTTTGCAAAGCAGCTATTTGAGCATCAACACTTTCATCCTCATTTAACATAGATTCGTAAGGAGGAGGGGAAGGTGGAGTAAAATAAGTAGCACCCTGAACTGCGTGGTCAATATCAGCATTTGCGTAACTAATCCAATCAGGAACTTCTCCTTCAGAGGCACTATTCCAGAAATTGTCATCAAATGCAAAATCTTTTGGAGGTCTTACACCTCCATCAGTAGGACCTAATACATTATAAACAGCAAATCTTACATTATCTATTCGTCTTTCTTTTTCTTTATCAGAAATGCTCTCATCACGGTTAATTCTATCAATAGCATCTTCCATTTTAGATCTCATCCTATCAATGATTTGGTTTTCATTTAACATTGATTTATACTGACCTTCTGTGATGATACCAGCTAACATTTGCATTCTAAAAGTTTCTTTGTTCATTTTATTTAAAGTTTATAAATTTATCATACATATGTAAAAAAAAAATGAAAGTTTAATATTTTATTTCTTTCTTGGTCTTTTAACTTTAACTGTACTTACAGCTACTTCTTCAACGATTGGTTCTTCTATAAGGACTGGTTCTGAAAAAGTAACTTCTAAAATTTCCCCTATAATAGGTTCTTCAATAACTGGTTCTTCAACAGCAGGTTGAGGGGTTAATGTATTTTCAAGTTCAGCTAGAAGACCTAACATAGTTTCTTCTAAATGTGGGAATCTAAATGGATTATTGCTTGAGATAAAACCTTTAATTCCGTTAATAATTTCTAATGGATTATTCATGTTTATTTATTTAAAAAATTGTGTTAAATTTTATTGCCTTTACTTCTATTTTCTGAAATGGTCATTGGGGTTGTGTTAGTGTAGTGGAAACTACCATCTTTACTTAGAGGTATGGTATGATCTATTTCCCAATATGTCCCATAATTTTCCCAAGTCATATTTTCATTAAATTGTTTTTCTAAATATACAATATATTCTTTAATAGGACAACCTAGAAGTTTAATTGTTTTTCCACTTTTAAACTCTTTTTTTAAAGCATTTCGAAGTCGAATTCTTAAGTTTCTTAAGATAGTCCATTCCATATCAACTCCATATTTTTGATTATATTCTTTTTTCCTATATTGTTTTCTTACATCAACACCTTTCTCACTCTGTCTATATTTTTTCTGTATAGAAGAATTTTTTTCTGGGTTTGATTTTTGCCATGTTATAGAGTTGGATTTGTATTTTTCTTTATTGGAGTTATAATGGGTAAGTTTACACTTTTTGCATCTATAATTAAATCCATCAACTTCATTTTTGTTTTTGTGAAAATTTAAAGAATTTAACTCTAATTCAAGTTTACATAAACTACATTTTCTTAATTTTATCATAGTTGTTTTATTATACATATAGTAAAAAAAGACTATGTTGCATGGATATTATAGAGATTTTGTAGAATTTTTAATTTCTTCTTCTGTAAAGAATTGGGTTAGGTTTGGTCTGAAGTAGTTAATATTTTTCATAACTTTTTTGTCAGAGCTTCTATAGACGATATAATATTCTCCAATCTTTTCATAGTGACATGGTGTCTTTTGTTCTTGGGAACGTACTCTAACGGTTTCTTGTGCCTCTTCTTCACTTGAGCAAGCCTTGCTAAGATTTGACGCTTGTACTTCTTGATACGCGGGCCATACTTTATCCTTAAGACCATGTAAGCAACCCCCGTTACCCAATGAAACGTAGGTAATGTCACATAGAGCATCAAGAACTTCAACAATATCCCCTGTCTCACACGCATGCTTATATTCCTCGAGTTCTTCCAAGATAAAATTATAGACAAACATCCACTCCTTCTCATCGGGAATGACCGGGTTATAATTATTGGGCTTTCCCATTACTGCATTAAATTCCTCAACTTCGGATACAAAAGGAACATAATTCTGTTTTAAGCTAGTAATTTCTTTACTTAATGTGTTCCATTTTTCAATTACGTCATCTCCAAATTCAATTTTGGACATCATAGATAAATCTATGGCTTGAGTTTTGAGCAAATTGATAAACTCGTCTTGTTTAATTTCTAGTAGTGTCATTTTTTGTTTTCTATTAAATGGTAATATAATCTGTTTTTTACTAAGTCTTTCCAAGTGTTAATTCGCATTTGGGAAAAACTGTCTTTTTGCTTTGGATCAATCAAAATCATTAAATTGCCCTGCAATTCAGCATCTATTATGGCTAGTGCTTCTTCTTTAGATTTGGTGTCCTCCATTGTTAATTTTAATTGAGTCAAAAAATTCTATACGTGCTTGATTATTGTTTTCCATAAACACACCTGATGCCTTAGTTGTTACCATTGAAGCACCTTGGTGTTTAACACCACGACATGATACACAGTTGTGAGTTGCTACTACTGTAACGATTACTCCTCTATTCAATTCACAAATTTTATCTACTGCATTGTGAATAGCTGAAGTTAATTGTTCTTGAATAGCACCTCTACGGCCAAATAGCTCTACAATACGGTTTAGTTTAGATAATCCGATTACACGACCTTCACTTCCTACAACATATCCAATATGTACAACTCCTCCAATTGTTTGGTGGTGATGTGAACACATTGAAGTGATTGGAATGTTTCTTTCAATTACAATACCATCGTATCCATCAGAGGGGAAAGATGTAATTTCGGACATTGCCTCGTAACGACCTTTCCATAGATCAAATACATATGCTTTTGCTACACGTCGAGGTGTATCTTGTGAGTTTGGATCATTTTTCCAATCGCAACCTAAAGCATCTAAAAATTTACCATAAGCCTCTTCTGCTCTATTTACCATATTCCACTTTTCATTTTCGGTAAGTGGGAACCCAGGTGCAACTCCATTTGCAAAACCTACTTTAACACACTCTAAATCGTCGTGTTGTTTTTTACGTTTGTTTTCTGACATATTAATCTTTGATTGTTATTTCTGTAATATTAAATTGCTTTTTATATCGTTCAATAAACGACTTTCCTACACCAATATCAACGATTTCAAAATTATCTGAAATCAGAGGTGTATGTTTTCTATTGGTAACGAGTGTATCGATACCAAAATTTACATAAGTGTTAAGGTAATGTTTTTTACCTGTTGGTTTCTTGTAAACAACGCAAGTAACAATTTTTTCAGAAGCAGGTCTACCTGTTCGAACAAATGGTGTTGGTGATGCGATTTTTTTAGAAGGTCTGCCTCTTCCCATAACTTTAATTTTGTTGTAATATATGAAGGAGCTTTCGCTCCTCCAAATATTTTATCGATTGTATATTGCTCGAATTTCTTCTTTTGGTCTAGCTCCAACTACTCGTCCAATTTCCATTCCATTTTGTACTACAATTGTTGTAGGAACAGAACGTACGTTATATTGTTGAGCTGTTTGAGGTGAAGCATCCACGTCAATAAATGTAACAGGCATTTCATTTTGCATTGATTCCATCAATGGTTTAAATGCTTTGCACGGTTGGCACCATGCCGCACTGAAGTATAGGACTTGTTTCATTTTGTTATAATATAATTGATTGTGTAATCTCCAAATGTTGTTGTGACGGTATACATATTAAACTCCTCTTTTAGTATCAAATGCAATAATGTGATCTCTTCCTGTCATATTGTATCCTTTTTCAGCACACATATCAAATACAATAGGATACATTTTAATTAACTCTTCACGAGTATCTCCTGCAGGCATGATATATGTTTTGTCTTTTGGAATACCTAATGACAAACGGAATGCCTCAATTTGATCTAGATTCTTTTGAGTACCATCCCAAACTGGTTTGTAGTGATAGTCTGTATGGTAATCCATCATTTGTCTACAAACAAGAGGATTTAATCTAAACTTATTATGTTGATCAATCATTTTCTGATCCGTAATTTTTCCTTGAGGCGTAGCAACACCAAGTACGGGTACAGAATTACTAAATTTCGGGCTGAGAGATATAAGACCCAAAGGATAATCAGTAGCGATAAAGTGGCTTCCTTCAGTCTCGATGGTAATGAGGATTTTTCTTTCATTTGCAAAGTGTGTAAGTTCATTTACAAGTGCAGGGTGCATAGTAGGTGAACCACCTGTTAACATCATTTCCTTGATATGGGGGTTTTCATCATAAATACGAATAATATCCTTGAACGTAAATGTTCCTTTTTCTGGGTGGATACTCGTATACCAGCTATCGCACCAACCGCCTTCACCAAAGTAGCATCGATGAGTACATCCTGTTGTGCGTACTGCAATTGTAGGTCTACCAAAACGTGAACCTTCCGATTGTACGCATCGATATAATTCTACTATTGGAAGTGTTTTATTGTAATCTTCTATTCTTTTATTCTCCATAACTTGCTGAGTTTCGTTCGTGTTCGTATACTTCTACTTTTGTAGCTCGTACTCTTCCGGATGTTTCTTCTTTTAGAAAAGCATTAATTACGTAGTATAAATGCTCTGCGAATTTTTCACATCCAGTAGCTGGTAATATTCGCAATTGGATAATACCTTCTACATCCATTTGTTTAAATAAAGTTAAATGAGGATCATCTTCAGCTATGATTGTAGTATGGTCTAGTAGATATGCAAAATAGTCTTTTGGAGACATACCTACAATTTTAGTTTTAGATCGTTTCATACCACCAAAGTCCCATACCCAATTGCGGTGATCTAATTCACCTTCGAACCATACTCTAAATGATATTGCATATCCATGTAGGAAACTACAATGTGTATCATCTGCTTTCCATTGACGGAAACACGTTGAGTAACCATCAAATAATTTTGTTGAACTATATTTTGCCATTTTAATTGTTATGTGTTTCTAATACTTTTGTTACTTCGTTTACTACGTGTTCCCAAGTTACTACACCTGTTTCATCAGCGTATCCTGCAGGATCTTTACGACCCAATTTAATAAACGCCTCTACTCGCTCAACTGACGATGCTGACTTGTAGTCTGAGTACCATTTACCAAATGTGGAGTTATCGTTTCCGTCTACTCCTGCTATATAAATAGGTTTATAACTTGTATTTGTACGTGAATATACTTCATCAAAGTCTAAATCTAACTCTCCACATAACATTTCTCCATCTTGCAAAATTGTAAATTTGTCACCTTCAAGATATGGTGTAAAGTAACCAACTTTATCAGCATCCCAATTACCCATTCTAAATGCATGATCGTCTGCATCTCTAAATTCTTGTCTACAATCAGGGTAAATTGCATGATCACCTGCATGGATCCCCATTGCGATATCACATTGCTCTCCTGTTTTATTTGCAATTGAAAGAGCAACTGCTTGTACAATGGAAGCAAATATTTTGTTTCTATTAGGGACAACTGTTGCTTTCATGTTTTCTTTAGCATAGTGTCCTTCAGGTACATCTTCTCCACCTGTTACCAAAGCTGAGTCTAATAGACTAGCTAATCCATTCAATTGGATTTGACGATAACGAATAGTAGCATATACAATTTCTCCATTAACTTCAATAGGTTTTTCATAGGAAGAATTAATATAATCTACTAACGATTGGGCGCGTTCAAGTTCAATTCGATGCTTTTGACCGTAATCAAATGAAATTGCTGTTACCGTGTCATATTCTTTTAGACAACGTAACAAAAGTGTACTGGAATCCATTCCTCCAGATAGGGAAATTACAACGTGTTTCATATTATTCTTTATTTAATTTATCGTATTCTTCTTTGTCCATTCCTCCCATCAGCATATATGCTTCAAAGTCAATATCCAAAAGTCTCCAATGATTATACCATTCTTTTTTCCAAAGCTCACGGTATTCTTCAAATGTTTCTTTATTCATAATTAGAAAGGTAAATCGTCATCAACAATATTTCCTGTCCAATCATGTCCTTTAGGCAAATCCTCTACTGGTTGAGTAAAATAGGATACAAGAAAATCCTTAGGGTAAAGAGAAACTTTACCTTCATATTTTGGATTTGATACTTCTCTAGTTTTAATTTCAATTCCTTGTTTTCTAGCTGCTGTAGCTACTTCTAAACCTAATTTTTCACCTGCTGGTTTTCTTAGGTAATCATATAAACTTAAATATTCCATAACTTTTGTATTTTATATAAATATAAGAAGAAAAAATATGGACTCCAAATTAGAGTCCATTTATTTTTCTAAACATTTCAACATTATATTCTATAATATCTTCATTGATAAAATCAATGCTTACATCTTGATATTTGTTCATATTAGCGAGTGGTTTTTGATGTAATCCCATTTTTGTATACGGCATTTCTCCAATTGCAGCCATAATTGGGTTTGACGTGTCAATTGATTCTACACATTCAATGTTTTTATACATTCCAAATTCAATAGGGGAAGCGGTTCCAAGTAAATGTACACGATCAAACTTTGTAAGGATTTTTTGACTGTACAAGTATGAAATCATAATAAAACGACCGATTGCTTTACCCAAGTCTTGGTTTGGATGTGGACATAAATCATCATGATAATATGAAGCACCATATGAATATGCAATTTTCTTGTATCCTAAATCTTTATATGCTACAGTACAAAACATAGCTTCATGTACAGATTTTGCTTGTACTACAGCTACCTTCATTACTCCTTCAGGTAACTCAATAGATGCCCATTGTTTTGCGTTTCTAACTGAAGCATTTTTGTCTTCCCATACATCTGGGATAATAAATTCATTTGGTTTAATTTCATTTACCCAATGCAATAAACGTTCTGTATTGTATGCTTCTCCAAGTTCATGGAGTGAATTGTCCATTACAATGTAGCGGCCCATTTTCTTTGATTCGTAGAAGAAATTACGGTATTCTTCGTTTTCGTCCATTAAATGGGGCAAACAGTAATCATAGTCGTTAAACTCTCTACTTTTTTCTAAGAGGCAAAATGGTACCTCGTGGCTAATTTTTACTTTTTTCATTTTATTTTGCTATATAAATTCTTGGTGTATCAGCTATTACACTTTTTACTTCTAACTCGTGAGTTAACTCATGTTTAAATGTTTGGCTTTCAGGTTCATTTTCACAATAAACAGCATAATGAATCTGGCATCCTGCTACAATTACATGGTTACTTTCGCTCCCTACTTTAGCGTACCAATTGGAAGCGTTTCTATTGGTTTTGATCCCCAATATTGTGTCTTCAAATATGCTTATTTCTCCCCAAACAGCTTTATAGCTGTTACCATCGGGTGCATAGAACCAGTTGTCTGTTGTTACTATATATTTTCCTTTCATAATATTAATTTAATGCAAATGTATGTTCTTTTTCTTCAATTTTCACGTTTTCTTGAGTGGAAAATCGCTTAGCATTATAGCCAATCCAACGTACACCCCATTTTGTGGTACCTTCGTTTACTGCGCCTTTAATAATGTAAACTCGTTGATCTGAAAAGTTCATGTATTCGTGTTCTACTTCGTATTCTTTACCTTTAACAATGTTAGCTCCTAAAGGTTGGTTTGTATCATCTATGCAAGTTACTTTTTTCATATTACCAGTTTAATTTGTGATTATATACTTTGTGAGCGTATCCGTTTACGCATGGTCTTCCTGTATTGTAACAACCAAATACTATTTTCCAATCTCCATATTTGTTGTATAGTTTACGAAGATATTTCATTGAGGTTTTTACATTGTACTCTATATCTGTTCTTAACCTTTCTTTGGAAACACGATCTTTGTTTGTCCAACGAGCAGTTGCTACCATTACTTGCATTGGACCTACGGCTCCCGCACAGCTTATTTGAGCAGGATTGTATTTCCAATGGAATGGGCCTTTATATCCTGTTTCTGCATTGGCAATCCCAAATGCAAAACGTAAAGGAATATCAAATGTATCAGCGTAAGCTTTAATACAGTTATACATTTTTATAGAAGGTGGAGAACCTTGATCAATACTGTCCGGAATGCGCACACTTTGTGGTGCGTCTTTTTCCGGTTCAGTAACGGTAAAAGTGGTGACAGCTACAGCTCCCACCACTAAACCGATTTTAATACTATTTATTAGCATTTACTTCTTGATGAATACGGTTTGCATACATTCCAAAGATTGTTTGACCAATTTGATCTGAGTATACAATGTACTTTCCAGTTGCTCTTTCAATCATAATCAATTCGTCTGATTCATTTACAGCAATTGAAATCTCTTCAGGGGAGAATGCATGTGAATAGGGGTTGTCTAATTTAACATCTTCTTTTTGAGAAGCTTGATACATGCTACCTAACTTAAATGAAGCCGTTGCAACGGATACTACTATTACTACGTTTAAAGCCGGTTTGATAGCTTTCAAAAGCGTTTCTTTATTGATTTTCATAACTCTTATTTTAGGGTTTAATTAATTACTTTTTGTGAATTTCTTTCCAAACATGTAATTCAGATTCAAATGAATATTTGTTTTCAGGTACTTTAGTAATTCGATCATGCTCTACTGTTTGTCCATTTGGATAAACGGTTTTAGAAACTCGAATGCGTTTTGAGGGTTCTGTTTTTTTCTTACAGAGCATTCCCATTTTGCGTAACGTAGATTTAAATTTTGTTTTTAATCTTTTTTTAAATGTCATAACTCTTATTTTTATAAATGTAATATACAAAAAATTTTATTATTTTCCAAGTTCACCTTTAGATTTTTCAATCAAAAGATTATTTACTCTACTTCTTGCTTTTTCACCTAATGGTATAGGATGTCCTTCTTCATCAATATGAACAAACTTAATATGTGTTCTTAAAACAATAGCTTGATTACCTGTATAAACATTATGTGCTCTTGCCTCCATATACAAGTTAATAGAGGTGTTCCCAATTGCTTGAGGCCAGCCATAAATTTTAACTAATTGACCTTCACGAGCAGGTCTTTCAAAATTACATTGTTCAATTGATACTGTTACCATACGAGGTGTATCACATAATTGCATCGCGTAACCTGCAGCTGACGCGTCGATCCAAGCCAGTAATTTACCGCCAAATAGGTTGCCGTGAAATCCTAGATCTGATTTTTTAATCGGGTGTGAGTTCAAAAGTTCCATAACCAATTTGATTGTTAATGTTTGAGGTTTTTAATGTAAATTTTCCATTGTTATAAACTATGTAACTATTGTTTTCAATCCAATCTCCACAGTTTAAATAATGAATTCCTTTTATTTGTCTATCTGCTGGGGTGTGAATATGTCCTGCAATTACACCTTCACAGTTTCGCTCTTTAGCTTGGTATGCTAATTGATTTTCAAAATCCGTAATAAATTTTACAGCATTTTTTATTTTCTTTTTAAGATATTTACTTAATGATCTTTTATATCCTAATCGTTTCATAAAATGGTCAATTCCAATAGCCATTTCATATCCAATTGATCCTAATACACCTAACCATTTTAAAGAAACAATCCCATCATATAAATCACCATGAGTAATATAGTAATCTTCAAATATATATTCGTCTACTATTTTTATATTTTCGCCTAAATCAAGAGGTGAATAATGTCTTAAAAAATCATCGTGATTTCCTGTAATATAAATTACTTGAGTTCCTTTTTTAGAGTAAGATAATATTTTACGAATTACATTTGTAAAATCTTGTGTCCAATAATGTCGTTTTTTTAATAACCAACCATCAATAAAATCCCCTACAATAAAAAGATATTCTGGTTCATATTGTTTTAGGGTTTGTAATAGTTCTGAGGCTTGGCTCCCTTTACTTCCCAAATGGATATCTGAGATGAATAGTGCTTTTACTTTCATTTTTTATTAGTTAATAATTTTAATATTTTTGCTCTATAATTTTCAAAATGAGTTAAAGCAAACCATTTTCCTACAGCTGCTCCTAATATAAAAAATAATATTACAATAATATCTCCTTTTAGTAAATGATTAATTGAATAATACGTTGAATATAATGCTAACATATTCAAAAGTATTGAATTTATAACAAGTTTTTTTATTTTATGTTCATAGGTATATTTTATTTCATACACCTTAAAAACATTATATAATAATTGAAATGTAAATATTAAAAAATAAACCATTTTACTATTTTTTTATATCTTTAAATTTTATTTCCAATAATTTTTATCTTCTGTAAACCATTTTTTATTTTGGTGGTTAAAGAAGGATCCAACCATTAGTTTTATCATATATATTACTCCTTTATTTTCAAATCGTCTAGGAGGAGTGAATACTACGTTATTAATACGTCCAAATTTCTTGGGTTTGATTTTTTTAGATAATTGATAATCTTCAGCAACTTTAATTTCTTCATCAAACCCGCCTAATTCCTTAAAGATATCGCTTTTAATTAACATAAATCCACCTAAACAAAATGGAGTAGACCATTTTGATAAAATTTGAATAATGTCAAACGTTTTATAAACGTAATTGTACTTTCCATTATCGCTTCGAAATTTAACTGTGGTTAAATCTAATTTTCGTTTTTGTGCAAGCAATAAAGACCGTTTTATAGTTTTAGGATCTAGTAAAAATACATCAGCATCTAAAAACAAAACATAAGGTGTAGTTACTAGTTTAAAACCGTTATTCCTTGCCTTTGCTGGGAGTCCACCTTCCATTATATATAAATCAAATATGTCAGATTGGTATTTTAATCTCTCTAATAAATTTGTTTTTGTTACTCCATCATCAGAAGCATCACAAACAATAACCTTTACATTAAATATATCAGTTTGGTAATTTAAAAGATCAAGTGTTTTTAAAATAACATCTTTTTCATTTTTACATGGAATTACAATCGTTATTAAGTCTTTCATAGATTATACTGTTTTCTCTACATATGTGCAAGTTTCTCCAACATCAAATCCTTTTTCTAATAACAATGGTAATGAAGCTGGTTTGCACCAAGCATACACCAAGTACCCTTTGAAACGTTGTTCCACATACTCCCAACGAGCGTCCCACAGCATACGGAAAATGCCTTTGCGGCGATGGTCTTCATGTACCCAAGCATCCAGGAACTTGATGCGTTGTGTTTCTTCTCGCTCCATGTAGATATGTCCTACAATTTCTCCATTTACCATAGCAATCCAAGTTTCAAGTCGTTGGGCATTGCTCTTTAGATGTACTATTTTAATATCTTCCATGTTAATTGGATAAGGGTGCTTTAATATGTGGGTGTGATTGATAGTCTTTTAAAATAAACCCATCCAACTCATAATCATTTACATATGTTTCTTTTTCATATTTAAAGAATAATTTAGGTAGTGAGTATGGCTCTCTTGTTCGGGTTGGTATGTTCCATTGATCAATTTCAGAATGTGTTAATGTGCTACTATCTCCAGCATTATATATTTGATTAAACATTTCTTGGGTAACCATTGCTCGTCGTTCATCTAGATCTAGTTTTCTGCCAATCTGTTCCTTTGCTTGTTCAAGATGATTTGAATACAAATGTACATCTCCCAAGTTACCAATCAATTCATCAGGTATCATATTCACTTCCTTAGCAATAATTTCAAGTAACAATCCATAACTTGCAATGTTGAATGGTAAACCTAAGAATGTATCTACTGAACGTTGATTCCACATTAAAGAGATTGCTCGTTTAGGAACATTTAATTTATCTAAATTTTCATTATCAATATTATCTTCTGGGAAAACCGTATTACCATTTTTACTATACCAATAAAGATTTCTTTCCCTTAAACTCAACTCTCGGGTATAAACTTGAAATCCATAATGACATGGTGGAAGTACCATTGAATCCAATTCACCTACATTCCAAGCCGAAACCATAAGACGTCGTGAGTCTGGGTTTGTTTTAAGGTCGTTGATTAGGTTTTCGATTTGGTCTATATATGTAAAGTCCTGGTAGCCAGTTTGTGGGTTGATAATTGCTTTCCTCCATCTTCTCCATTGCTTACCGTACACAGGACCTAATTCACCCCACTTCTTAGCAAACTCTGCATCTGTTTTTATTTTGTTGATGAAATCTTCTTGTGTTAATATAGGTTTATTATCAATGTATTCAATCATTGGTTCCCAATGTTTTACATAATTCTTATAAGCGTCGCCATCCCAAATATGACAATCATTATCAACAAGGAATTTAATGTTTGTATCGCCACGTAGGAACCACAACAACTCTGTTGCTATAAGACGGAATGGCATCTTCTTGGTTGTAAGTAATGGAAA